CAGAGCTCAAATACGAATAACTCGTAAAGGCTTACCACCATTTATTAAAACAAGAACTTTTGCAAAAGAGTCGTTAGCCAAAGAATGGATTAAACGACTTGAAGCAGAGATTCTGGTCAATCCTGCTATTCTAAATCCAGAAGCTAAGGTTGTGTCAAAAACTTTAGAACAATTCATCATTCAATATTTAGATGAAATTAGTGATGAATTTGCCGATACCAAGTCTGCAGCACTTAAAAATATCTGTAATTATGATATTGCCCATAAAGATGCTTACACCCTTTCACGTCAAGATTTTTCATCATTTGCCATTGAACGACGCAAAGGCAATCCAATTGAAATGATAGATGGCGTTGCCCCAGCAACTGTATTAAAAGATTTATCCCATATCTCATCAGTCTTAAATCACGCAGAACTTGTATGGGGTGAAGATGTTGCTCATGCTAAGAATGAATTATCTCACTCACTTATCGGTCTAAAAAAAGCACGTATTGTTACTAAATCAAAAGAACGTGATCGTTTAATCACATCAGAAGAACTTCATATTCTGACCAATCACTTTTATAAAGGCTGGAAGCGAGTTCGCAATGCCATTCCTATGCATCTGGTCATGTGGCTTGCGATCTATACAGGTCGTCGTGAAGGCGAACTATGTGAAATGCGTTTAGATGATTTTGACAAAAAAAATAGTCAATGGAAGATCAGGGACGTTAAAAATCCAGATGGATCCAAAGGAAATCATAAGTTTGCTCATTTAGAACCTAATGCCCTCCTCATTATTGAGGAATTACTTGAACCTTCTACTCGAAAAAGAATGCTCGAGCTGGGTTATAGTGATGAACTTTTATTGCCTGTCAATGTGCAGACAGTCAGTGATTATTTTCGTAGAGCATGTCGTTTAAATGGAATTGAAGATTTAAGGTTCCATGATTTGCGCCATGAAGCTGCTACACGCTATGCAGAGGATGGCTTTACGATACCGCAACTACAAACGATTACATTACATTCATCATGGAATAGTCTTAAACGGTATGTAAACCTAAGAAAACGTGGCGAACGTTTAGATTACCAGACAGCTATTCAATTTGCTCGACAACAATATGATGATAATTATTCTAAATTTGCTTTAAAGCAAAGGTATGTATCAGCTGCTGATATTGCGGATGCAGAGGAAGCTTATTCTCAAGTTCAAACACCTGACGTTATAAATACTGAATTTTCTTTTATTAAAGAACAGTTGGAAAGATTTATGAAATCATTCCGCCCGACTAAAAGTGTTAAAGATATGTATAAAGAAAAATCCAATATACAGAACATATTTGCATGGAATGATGTGCAACAGTCTTTTGTGGTCCCATACATACAAAATGCTTGGGAAAATTGGTTTAATGATAATGGGACTATTGATTGGAAACAGCTTCCAAATGATACGACTCACTTTAGCATCAAAGGGTTAGACGTATTAAAAATTGAAGATGAACGTGTGTACAAATGGGAAAAAGAAATAGAAAAATGGTTTGATATTACTAAATATTTTGATGCTGATATTTCAAATCTTATCAAAAAATAAACCCTCAATTGAGGGTTCCATTTTGTTCTGGCCAACTTTCATTTAATCGCCTGACATCAATGACGTGTCCATCAGCTTTTTCTGCCAAAAGCCTATATTCTGTTGTGCAACTTTCGAGTAATTCTGAGTTGGCAATGGTGTAGTTAATGATGGTTTGCTTGGGAGCACTGGACAAACGTTTGTTGGCTTCACTGAGTTGCTTTGACATGCTATCAGCTGAAAACTGAGCATTACGAGCATCAATATTGGCAGCTTGGATTTGTTTAATTGCATTTTGTTCAACCTCTATAATTTTAGCTGACCATGTTTGCATTATGGTTGCTTTTTCCTCTTGAGCCTGATCAATAGCATCTTGATAAGGCTTAATAGCATCTGCTACTGCTTTAGTTTTAACTTTTTCAGCACTTGCCAGTTTTCCAGCAAGAGAATTGGCATAAAAAGCATATCCAAAAATAAAGATCATCAAGACTAAAATGATGTATTTGTAAAATTTACCTAGCACGGCATCAATCATTTAGACCACCTTTAGAAATAATGATTTTTCTTTTGCTCGACGGTTGACTAAGCCTTGGATACGCTTTCCATTATCAAACACCCAGCGATCAAATTGACTTGCAGCTGAAGTCAAACTGTTTTGATTAATAAGAGTAAGCATTGTGCTTTTTACAAATGCGGTTTCGCCTATGTTGTAGACAAAAGAAGCCAATGCATCAAACTGGTTTTGATTAAGATTAACTTTGACGTTTTTATCAAGACAAGCATCAACCCACACACAATCATTTTTAAGCCATTGTTCGGCTTCACTTCTTGTGCAAGTATCACCTTTTTTAACTGATTTGCCGTTTGGATATTTAATGGTACCAAAACCAATAGTCCAAACACCTCCAGTATCTAAATAAGCATTTGAACGGAACCCCTCGGCATCTCGAATGATTGCATAGCCATTCTCAGAAATATCTCGCTGCCCATTTACTAATGGTGTAGGTATGTCAAAACCAATAAGTTTTGCAAAAACATTTAAGCCATTTTTTTCAATAATCTGATCACCAGCTACGACCTGAGATTGACTTAATTTGCCACCAGACATAGCACGAAGCCATGAATATGCCTGTGCAACTTGTTGTGATTGATCTGTGCTCATTGTTTCCCACCTTTACCATTACTAAGTATTGAAATAAAGGCAGCTTTGACTTCACTAATAACCTCGGATAAAGGCTTACCCTGCATTAGTGCAATGGACTGATAAAGAATACCAATTCCTAATAATCCAAAAACTGCAAACATAAGCATCACAAAGCCTTGAGCCATGTGGGAATATTTTGATAATTCATAATATTCAATAAATGCTGAACCGCCATAAAGGCTGACTGAAACGCTGAATAGAAACTTCCCGATAACTCCTAAGGAAACTTGAATTTTTCCGTTTTTATCAATGTCACCACTTAATACCAGGGCAAGAATAGCCCCCACTACGGCAGGCACAACTTTAATGATCCATGGAATTGTGTTTTCTTGCATAACTTGCCCCGAAATAAAACTCTACTTTATTTCGTAGAGTTTTATTTAAAGGCGGTTATTTAGCGAACCTTACAGGGGGTTATTCACCAAAAGCAAAGTAACCAGCTTCACGTGCATCTTGACGATTACGTGACAAATATATGCCATCTTCCGCACGATCTATGCGACGTTGGCGATTACGATAGCTTTGATTAAGATTCATTCTAGTTATACGACGTGATGGATTTTTGTCATTGAAACCTTGAATTTCTTCCCAAATTTCATCCATCTCTTGTTGGTCATCCATCATTTTCGCTCGTGACCACAATGTCATCAGACGACTACGACGCTCATTGAGTTTACGGTTAAGCTGATAAATTGCTGTTTTGCCTTCATTAGCTGTACGAACATCAGATGGGGAGAAACCCATACCTTGAACAAGTAAATCCATTGAACTAACTTCGTCCATGATAGATACACCAGTTTTGTCTTGTACACCTTCATCAGCGTAACGATAGGTTTTGGCAAAGTTTTTAAGAAACACTGGCAACATTGTTTCAATGCCACGCAAAGTCTGACCTTCAGTAATGTCTTGACCGCCTTTTACCAAATTAGTTCCTATTCCTGCGACTGGTCCAAGTGCACCAGCCATAGCAGATTCAGCCCACCGCTTACCTTCAAGTCCTTCTTGAACATCTGGAAGTAACATATTATTAATACCAACACGCCCAGACATATCAAATGGTGTAAAAGCACGAGGTGCACCTTTCATCAATAAAGTTGAGATCGTTGGTCCAAATGCTTCAGCAAGATAGTTTCGTAATGCAATTTCAGCATCCCATGGATCGTCATCATCACCACCAGCCCACGACGCAAGTGATAACAACATCCCAACCATAGGCAAACCAAGCGTACCAGCAAAAGTTGCATGCATTGCCAAAATTGCACCAAGTGATTTACGAGCTTCTTTTCGTTCAGCTTCCGTTTCACCTTTGATTGATTGATATGTTTGACGAGCCAAGGTATAAACCATGTTCTGACCAAACTGTTTAAATAATAAAAGAACTTTAGCAACATTACCTTGCATGATGCGTGGACGGTTCCCAGAACTATAATCAAAATGCCCTCTGTAAGTAGCATCTACAGCTTGATCAAATGCTGAATCATGCTTTTCACCTGACTGACGTGCTAAACGATAGGCTGCAATGAAAGTTACTTCACGGTTAAAACGTTCGGCACTGTGGAACATTACACTAGCTGCACGCATAATCGGACGTGTTTTCCACATAATTCCACTATCTTCGCCTTGGGCTATACCAGCTAAATCATGTGCCTGTGTTACATCGATCACACCACGTGCCACGGCATCTTCATAAGCCTGTTTTTCATCTTTACTTAGGAATTTAGAAATATCTGAACTAATCGTTTTGTAAAGGTCAGTCTTTGAGCCTTCCCATTTAACTTTATGGAACTCTACGCCCTTCCTAAAATCATTGGATGCTTTAAGCAACTCATTAGCTGCTTTGTCGAAACCCCATTTGGCACCCATGATCGGATATGCAACCAATGCTGTCTGCGATAAGTTGACCATAGCTGCTGCTGGTGAAAGACCTAAATAATAAATAAATCCGAAACTGGTTAAGGCACTTGAAAATGGGTGTGATTTAGGATTCATTAAATTGTCATGACGCTTGTTCATTTCATCAATGACACGTTGAGCTGTCGGCTGATCATAACTGTCATTAAGCTTGCTTTGTTCAGATGCGTATTTCTGCATATCATCAAGCTGCTGTGCTAGTTGATCACCATATCGCAATTTGGCAAGATAACCTGCGCCATGAAACATATTCTGTGCAAATGCACGACGAGCATCCTGACTAAACCCAGCAGTACCCTTTCGATGAATACCATGTTTTGCCCAGGATAAATCAGGCATAGATGAAAGATACAATTGACTTAAAGTATCTTCAAACTCTGCTTGTTCGGCAGTGGATAATCCAAGATTATCAACCTCAGCAAATAGATTAGTCATGAATCCACGACCAACGGCATCACGAGAAGCATTAAACTCTTTATCCAGCATGACTCGATCAATTTTATAGTGCGGATATTTTTGCATTAGTTCTGATCGTAGACTTTGTGCTTCTCCCATGGTTTCAGCACGGCTAACGCTTTCAACTTCACCATTTTGGTTACGCATTACCACGACATATTTACCAAAACGAGCCAGTGGGAAATAAACTCCTTTGACATAACCGAAGAAATTATCATCCATCTGTTTAAGTAAATCAGCTTTCTTTTGGCTAGAAAGTTCTGATCGCAGGATGCGTTCTTTAATTGCTTGATGGACTTTTGCATAGTGCTTTTTATAAGCATCACGTGCTTTTAAATACATTGCCTGAGCTTCAGGTGATAATGAATTGTAATCATCTCGTAATTGCTTATATCTTGAAACACTGTCCCCTTTTACATAAGGCTTTGTAGGGTCAATTTTTGCTAAAGTCGCATCATGCATTAATTCAGCAAGTTGATTTTCATCTTTTAAATTTGCCCACTCACGCACGATACTATCAGCTTCAGCACCAGCGTCGTTTTTATCAGCATCCATTTGAGCAGCCAATTCATTATATTTGTTTAACTGCGGTAAAATTTTGCTGTAAATTTCAGTAAGTTGTCGACGTCCTAAGGCTGATAAGCCAATACCTAACCAATCAGTAAATTTATAACCTGTTTTATCCTTAACTGATGAGATGGAAATATTACTAAGGTTTTTACTCAGATTTTCAATAATATCTTTTGCTGAACGGCTAAATCTAATATCTGAACTTTCACTATTAAATGTGCCTGTATTACCCTCAGCCATTTTTACTTGATTCGGTTTTAATGCAACAATATATTCTTGATTATCAAATTGATGAACAATTCCTTGATATTTTCCATTACTTGTTGCTTTTACAAATTCATCACGTGAAACATTGCCTGAAGTTTTAAAAGCATTTCTAATATTTACAAATAGTGGAAGAACAAAGCCATTTTCCCCACGGATATTGGCGTATACATCTGCTGTATCAAAGTTATCGGTTAAGTAAATACCATCTCCCAATAAGCCATGACCTTGCTTGAATTCATTAAACTCCGTCGCAGTACCATGGTATACAACCTTAGGCTCACCATTATCATCCAATACCTGTGAAGCATTGGCAGCATCATTTTCCCAATCACCAAACCATTTCTTAAATTCTGGTGTGCGGACTTGTAACCATTGCTGTTCTGAAAGATGTGTCTTTTCACCGTTTGGAGCTTTCATCCATTGATCTGTACCATGATATTTTTGACGAATTAAATCCAATGATGATTGATGTTTAATTTGTCCAATCATACGCTCCGATAGTGCAAGCATATCATCAGGATTCAAATTAAGATTGATACCAAAATTATCAAATACCCATGCTTTTACATACGAAACAATATTGTTAATCAACTTTTGCAGTGCATTCCGTTGAATCACATTACGTTGTTGTATAGTGGATGAAAGGGTTAATAAATATGGTAAATATTCAAGCTGCTGACGTTCAGTGCCTTGTTCACGTTCTGCAAGTAACTTTGCAGCTATAGCTACTGGATTACCTTGTTCAACCAATTTATTAAATTGATTCATCAATTCATTATATTGTTTCTGGTTCATCATGTTTTGAAAACCAGCATGACCACCCAACTCATGCAAGAATGTTGGTACTATGCTTTCAGTAGTCAGATTCGATGCAATGAGTACGGCTTTACCGTTGTAATAGAAGCCCTCAACACCTTCAACTTGATAATCCTGAATAATTTCAAGCTTACCCTGTCGTTCAAGTTCATCAATAGTCTCTTTACCAAAACGATAAATCAATACCTCTCGTACTTGTTGAGTTGTAGAGCCTGAACTACTTTTAGTGCTACGGCTATAAAGTGGAGTATCAGAATCGTTCTTAGATGAAAATTCTTGATTTTTATATTTACCAAAATAGCTTCGATCAACTACAGCCTTACGAGCTTCTGATAAAAACATCATTAAATCAGCGTCATTGTAACGTGAAAGTAATTTATCAAAGCCACGATCACGGAACCATTGGCGTATATATCCAATAACCTCTTTTAATTTTTGACGAACAAAAGGGCGTGCCTTGGCATTTTGGGCAACAAATGCAAATAGCTCACTGACTGTTGCTTGCTGAGCGTCTAATGGATCGTAATAACCTTCCTCAACACCTTTTTTAAATGGTTTTATATATGAATTATCGAATTGATTCATATCAACACCATTATCTTTGGCGATTTTACGAATCCCCTCTATGCCACCAAGTGCATTAAAAAGCTGCTGAAACTTCGTTTTATATTCTTTCCCAAATAACTTTTGAACACCGAAATGCCCAATAATTTCATGCGCTAATAATTCCTCATAGGCATCATATGTAGTAAGCTGTTTCCTGCTATCTCCATAAACCTGATCAGCAACCACATAGAGTGTGCCATTATGCCAGACACCACTTACATCATAATTTTGGGTTTTGCCATTTTCATCTTGGTAGGTTGCATCATTTTGTATGACTTTAGGAAGATCGCTAAAACTAGAAATAACCTGAATACCAAACCCATTAGTATTCACATCCCCGACTTTGTTGACCCTACTCCCATTAAGACTGACATTGACACGACCACTAGAAGACGCATCTTGTGTAGCGGACATTTTGAGATGTTGAAGAATAGAAAGGACTCTACGAGTAGCACTGACAACCGATAAAGCATTAAAAGTTGTATCAAGTGGTGAAGTACCTCTACGCTCGTTATCAGGTTTTAATTTGTCACGGCTAAAATTATTTAATTTACCATTAATACCTTCAAACTCTTTAAGCGCATCCCCTAAACCCTGCTTTTCTAGTTCTATGCGCTGTGAATCAATTGCCTTTTCCAAAATAGGTTTTTGATGTGTAGGAATATCTGGACCTTTGGCAATCAATCGACGTTGCACACGTTTATGTGCTTCACGTGCATTAATCAAGTCTTGTGCTTGGGTAAATGGTTGTTCAAGTTGCTGCAACATAGATTCAATCTGCTTTTTAGCATCTTCAACCTTATGTTTAACATCATTAATATAGTCACTTAATCGACCAATATAGTTTGCAAAACGAGTAAGCATTCCAGATTCAGATGGCATTTTATCTCTTGTCGTATCGAAAGTAGCCATCTGTTCTGTTGGTGAATTGAGATATACATACCCTGCGATATTTTCCAAACTAAATGGAATACCACGATAATTGAATATCACCTCACGCTGACCTGCAAAAGCATTTCTAAGTTGTGATTTGATTGCACCAACGGCAACATCACGGTTGGTATATGTTTTTCCACCAACGTTAAGCCCTACAAAATCATCTTTATTGGCTGGTACAGGGTGCTTATTGGCTGTATCAATCAATGACTGATATTCATCTAAAAGATTTGGTGCAGTTTCATTGATATAACGCTGGTTCTGTCGAATACGACCACGCAACATTTGCTTTTCATCAACATTGGCACTTTGTAAAGTTTCCAAACGTCTAACTTCATTGCGTAATTGTGTTTCTTCCAGAATTAAAGGATCACCTGATGCAGCAGCTTTCATATCTGCTGCATTAGCAGCTTCACCCTCGATGTCATCAATCTCATTTAATGAACCGTCATAATTCCGCAGTTGTTCAATACCACGAGCTTTATGTTCAAGAATCTGCCAGCGACGAGTATCGTAAGTCTGCTCTGTCGCATAACGATAGATTGCAACCTCAAAATTATCAGGGTCACGCTCATACAATTTATTGCCACGACGAACAATACGCCCTTCACGTTGCTCTAAATCGCTCGGTTTCCAAGGGGCATCAATATGATGTAAGGCAACAAGTCTTTCCTGTACATTGGTACCTGCACCCATTTTTTGGGTAGAACCAAGTAAGACACGAACAGTACCTTTATTAACAGCCTTAAATAGTTTTTCTTTTGCTGATGGCGTGTTGTAATCATGGATAAATGCGATTTCACGCTCTGGGATACCCTGTGCAACCAATTTGTTTTTTATATCATCATAGACTGAAAACTGAGTTGCTCCAGATGAACCAGCAATATCATCACGAGTAATTGACTCTGTAGCTTCAGCATCAATTTCATGCTCATTGTTATATTCATCAATCGCTCCCTGCTCGATTTCTCCAACTCGTTCAATCGCATCAACCCATGATTGTCTTGAATTGTCATTATTAATCAAAGTAGTAGCTTGTTCTAAAGCCATAGTTTTACTTGGCATACCACTTTTGATACGCTGACCAGTTAAGGCATCATAAACAGCAAAGGATGTTTTATCCTTGCCACTACCCTCCTTAATCACAAAGAATGGTATATCTTCATGCCCCTCAACGGTGTGCATCGTACCTTTTTTATGTACAAGGTTTCCGTCATTTCTGACATAAACCCGACGTTCTTTATTGGCAAAACCGCTACGAGCAGATAAAGGAATCGACATATCACAAAAAATTAACTGTGTACCCTTGTCTTTATTCCATTTTTGATAATTTTCAATGGTGTGTGCCACTGCTTTATTTATCTTGGAATCGTTAAAATCAGGTGCTGTCGGGTCAATTAGCCTATAATCTAGCCCTGCTTTATTTGCCAAGCCAGTTAGAGAAAGTGCGTTAACTTTTCCTTTAGTTACTTTAGTTAATGTTTTTAGGTTATTGAACTGCCCTAATATTGATTTTTCATCAACAAAAATCTGAGGTGTTAAAGCATATTCCACTAATGATAGGCGTGCTTCCTGCTCAGTCGCAAAAATTCCAGAAATTTTAACTAGACCACTCTCATCAAGCACACCTAGAGAAACACCACCATTATCTTGTGGCACAATTGCAAAAGTATCTCCATTTAATGGATCAAATTTAAATACAGGTTGCCCAGCAACAATTTCAAGCTCAGGTGTTCCCATAAACTCAGCAACCTGCTCAGAACGCTTGGCAACTACATTCTGTGGTCTTCCGCCTACAATTTGGGGTACAGGGAATGTTTTACCTCGTGCTATTTCCTGTGCCTTTAGATCATCCAGTGTCACGGTATCAGCAAAGCTATTATATAAAGCCATTAATGCTGGTAGATTTTTAAACTTGCTGAATCGGTTAGATTGCCTAAAACCAGTGCCTGATGGAGAAACTTCATATACAGATTCCACACTACCAAACTGTTTTGCCCACGCATCAAAGATATGGAGGTCATTGGCTTTCAATGTTGGGTACTGCAACAAACGTTGCATATTAAACATCTCGACCAGTGAATTAGAGACTGGTGTACCTGTTGCCCCAATTGCTGCGGTATTATCATCACCAAAAGTGTTGAACATCCATTGCAATTTAACAAATAAGTCAAAAGCCTTGTCTGAACCTTTTGGATTACCCATTCCTGGAACACGTTGCATTGTCGTGTTGTAAAACAGGTTCTTAAATTCGTGCAGTTCATCTACAGCAAATGCATCAGCTCCTAATTCATCAAACGTAACAACATTGTCACGTTCACCAAGGTTCTGAATACGTTGTTTCATACGGTTTTCTAGACGTGCCTTAATATTCTCCATATCACGGATAATATTTCTGTCACCCCGATCTCGTTTAATTTCTTCAATTGCCGATGAAATTTCATGTATTTGTTCTTCCAGAACTGCTTTTTCAGTTTCAGGTGGTAAAGCAATTTTTTTGAGAGAAGAATGGCCAACAATCACAGCATCCCAATCGCCAGTGATAATTTTGGAAAAAAACTTTTCCCGATTACCTTTAGTGAAATCATCAGGAGTAGCAGCGAGAATATTAGAACCAGGATAAAGGCGGTTAAATTCACTACGCCACTGCAAGGTTAAATGGTTCGGGACTGCAATAAATGGTTTACGAGCAATACCCAAACGACGCATTTCCATAAATGCTGTGACAATTTCAAAAGTTTTACCAGCACCAACAACATGATCAAGTAATACTTGTCTGTCTTGAAGAATACGCCACACTGCATTTTTTTGGTGTGGTAGTAATGCCATTACAGGATTCATACCAGGAAAAGTAAGATGTGAACCATCAAATTTACGGTTTACAATCCTGTTCATTTTATTGTTGTAGATATTGGCAATATTTTCTGCTCGATCAGGATCAGCCCATAACCATCGTTGCCACTCTACTTTTAATGCAGCCTGTTTTTCTCGTGCTGCTTCAGTTTCTTTTTCCAATACTTCTGTTCGTGTACTACCATCAGCCATCTTAACTGTACGAGTAACAACCACACCTTGACCAGCCATGGTTCTAGTCAGGATTTCAGTAGCTGGCATTTTCTCAATGCCCCATTTACCAACATTTAATGCAGTATCAGGAACACTATTTATTGTTGAAATCCACTGGCCAGTGGCTTTTAAATAACGAAAAGTGTAATCAGCCCCTGTCACTTCTTTGGTAAATTTTTGATAGATTTCAACAGGAATGAAGTTTGCCCCTAAAGTTGCATGAATTTCAGATGGTAACTTGTCTTTAGGAATGACTTTTTTTAGGGCATCGACATTACGTTTAAACTCAGGGTTATTTTTGGCAATCGCTCTAGCTTCATCAAGTTTGGTTTTAACATCACCTGACAAATATTCATCAGCCATCACTAAACCTCGAATTGGGTCGCTATAAACAGCATCTCCTAGTTCACTAACAATATCACCCACTGGCTTATCATATAGACCAGCCATGTAATCTAAATCGACTTTCCCTTTATAGTTTAGTGATGCCAGTAATGCATCATTAGCGTTATGCACTTTGATATTATTGGCAGGTGGAAAAAGTACACGTCTTGCAAAAATATCTGCTTTTGTGGCTGACTCTGGACGCTGTTCAGTTCCCTCACGCTCGGCAACCAATTTACTGACACCACGATCATAATCAAACTCCAATGCTTGAACTAATGCCGATTCCGTATCATCCAGAAAAATACGTCGGTTGGTCTGATTATTCAAATAACCATAATTTTTCTGGAACTGATCATAGAGTTCGTTTAGTTTTTTACGGTTGGCTTCGATCTGCTTTGTATCTGCATCAAGTGACTTTTCCAAACGCATCTGGTCACGTAAAGTATCACGTAGAACAATCATGCCTTTCATACGTTCCATAGCTTTACTATTTGGTGAAAGCCATGATTGAGCAGTTTTAGAACCTAGTTCATCCTCTCCACGCTGTAATACATCACCTTGATCATTCATAAAGAATGAACCAACCTTGACACCATCTGGTACTGAATAATTTGCACTGGTCATTACATCAGTACGTGAAACAGGTTGGTAAATATTTTCAGGAATATTGGTGCCAACCCAATTCCGTAACAAGGCATCCAAAGGATAGTTGATGGATTCAATGGTGTACTCATTTGCACGGTACATAGAACCGTTAGCAGTAGGTTCACCCAAAATATGCTTTGGATTATCAATAAAATATTGATTGACATTAATACTGGCAGTTTCACCAGTCTTATGATTAGTTAAATCCTGTAAACCAGTTTCAACCCATTGTGTATTATTTGCAGCTTCATCCTTGCCACGTTTACGCAATACGATTATGTCGGTAACAACCTCGGTACCAGCATTTTCTTTAAATGCTGTATTTGGCAAACGTACTGCTGCTACAAGGTCAGCACGTTCAGCAATCCATTTACGAGTATTGTTAGTTCTAGCATCCATAAAATTTCGGGATACCACCATTGCCAAAATACCACCAGGACGAAGTTTATCTACTGACTTGGCAAAGAAATAATTATGAATAGATGAACCTGAATATGGACTACGATCATTATCAACAATCGGCTCGTTACCAAAAGGTGGATTACCAATAACCAAATCAAAGTATTCGGCAGGAACTTGAAAATCCTGAAAACCTGTTGCCTTGGCAATTTTGGCACTTGGGTATAATGCTGCCACAATCTGGCTGGTAATTGGGTCAAGCTCAACCCCATGCAATTCGGATTTCTTACGCAAACTTGCAGACATCAACCCGAAGAAGTTACCTGTACCAACTGATGGTTCGAGTACACGTCCACTTTTAAAGCCAAGACGATCTATAATAGATACAATGCCATTGACTACATCTTTTGATGTAAAGTGAGCATTTAAGACTGATGCACGAGCAGCTTTATATTCTGTATCGGTAAGTAATGATTTGAGCTCAGTATATTCTTTAGACCATTGCTTGTTATCTTTATCGAATACGCCTTTTAATGCCCCCCATCCAACATATTGCGCAATCTGCTTACGTTCTTCAGGTGTGGCAACACGGTTTTCTGATTCCAATGTTTTTAGAATTTTAATCGTAGCAATATTATCGTTATATTTCTGACGTAAACCTCCCTTGCCAATTTCCTCATTCTGTAAATCAAAATCTAATACTGGTTTATCAGATGTTTCGGATGTGGCAGGGTCTAACTCTCGCTCGGATACGGTGGTGCTGCGTCCAGTCCGTAAAGTTCCGCTATCTCGTGCCGTGCCAGATGACGATTCTGCTCGTTGCTGTACACTGTCCGTTCCTGTTCTTCCTGATTTTTCAGGGCTTCCAGATACTCGCCCATCTTGATCAAGGCTTCCACTCGTGGTTGCCAACCCATCATCCACCGATTGGCTATCTCGATTGCTAAAGGTGGCATCTGTTGAAGTTGGTTGCGTATCGTTACTGGATACGTCCTTGGTTTGTACAATGCCTGCATCTGTCTGCCCTTGATTCAGCTTTGGTAAACTTGATTTTAATACACGCTGTGCTTCCCTATCAATTGCCTGTGCTAACTCTGATGTAGTCAGGTCAGTTGCAGCCCATTGATTCCAACCACTACCCAAAATATTACTTAAATCAGTAGTCGCACGGAATAAAATAGCAATACGCTGTGGGTGTGCAGATGACATTGCTGAATCACTCACCGACACATAAATACTGACACCACCATCATTAAGCATTGTTAGAGTGACTTGACCAGCACTCGCTGTTCCCGATTCATTTACACTAATTTTTTGTGGCTTACCCTTTTTATCGAGGTGCAACCGATAACCTTCTCGTTCCAGTTGTTTTTGTACCGCTTCAAGGTATTGCTTGGTATCTTTTAAAAATGCAGCCTTAACACCATCTTTTAAACCATAATCAGTATAGATTTGCCCTGTATGTTCTGAATTGGTCGCCCAACCATCAAGATAACGAACACCCCAATCCTGAACTAATTGACGATTAGTATTATCGACTTTGGGCTTCTTCGTATTTTTAGGTCGTGATACCTGTTCACCAACAACCTTTTTCATATCATCAGATAATTTGGCTGTCTGGTTTAGTGCATCAAATTCCTTTTTTGATTGCTCAACACTGGTCATTCCATTGCTATCAAGGTTTGGGTAATTTCTTGCACCCTCCCAGAATGACAACAGGTAAGGCTTAATATCTTCGCCAAAATCTGCAACCATTGACTTGGCATAATCACCAAACTTACGCATACCACTTTCGATATATGCCCCTGCAATGGTCATACCATCAATCAATACCTCTGGGTCAATACCACTATTAAGTTGTCCCAATTTTTTCTTGAGACGTGCTTTGGCATTAGCAACGGCATCGGAGGTAAAGATTTTGTTGTTGGCAAACTGATCTGGTATAGAAGTTGAATCTTCTTTATTCAACTTAATTTCTTTCGCTTGCTTTAATGCACTTTCTCTGTCCGAAGCAGATCTAAGACCATTTTTTAAATTTAGCTGCAATTTTTTATATTGGGGATGGCTTGTATCGGCTTCATCAAGAGCCTTACTCATCTCTGATTTCCAAACATCCACAGGATGCTGGCTATCTATATTAGCCTTATTATCTGTCGCAGGTTTGGAGGTATCCCCATTTTTGAGCCAGTCCTTAAACTGTTCCATATCCATGTTACGGATAGGTCCTACTTTCCAACCCTGATTAAAATTGGATTGATATGCCGTGGTAGCAGCTTCCTGACTATCAAAACCAAGCATAACTTTATGTTCATCAAAGTTACCTGATGCTTGGTCAATCTGATCCACTATAAATACCTGATTGGAATCTGGATTATTACCAATGTAGGTATCAATATGCTCGTTATCAGCACCCTTGGTACGCTTGATATAACCATAATGGTCGCTCATCGTGTGAGCCCATTCTTTCCCATCTGGATCAGTACCACGACGTTCTGAACCTTTTGGATTTTCAATAGATATATCTAAGCCATGAACTTTGATATGACCTTTTTTATAGTTACCAGCTTCAATCTGGGCTTGAGTTGGTTCTGGTGTATTGTTTTGTGAACTTGTTGCAGCCTGATGTGCATTTTCATCAATACTGAAAGCATTAGGCTTTTTACCTACCCACTCCCCTGTACTTGGATGCTTCATACCTACAATTTCTACTGAACCATCAGCTTTCTGTACAGCGTTGTAATTAGAATTATTCAATGCATTGGTCTTTTTATTGTCATCACGCAAATCAATTGTGAAATCGTCACCCAAAATTTCAATATCAGACATTACACTTTCAGCTGTATCACCATATTGTTTTTGAATTTGCTCAGAGCCAAATGGTGTTGTAGTAATTTCAGTTTGCTGAGATTTAAGCTGATCAATCTGTTTTTTAAGTTTTGCTTTTTGTGGAACAGATTTGGCATCTAAAAACTGTTGCTCAAGTTGTACTAGTTGATCTGCAACATTGTTAGCTTGGGATTTTTCAATATGATTTTGAGCATCCAAAATAGTATTTTTAGGCGTAGAAATATTATTTTCAGAAGCTGAAATAGTATTTTCTATTACGCTTTGCTGAAGTGCATTAATTTCTTTACGAATCTTAGCCTTTTCAGGAACAGTTTTAGCTTCTACAAATTGTTGTTCCAAAGCTTCAAGTTGTGATTGGTTTTCATCTTGTACCTGAACTACATTAGGTTGAATCTCAAAACGCTTTCCGTCTTGGACCACATGGTAATCCTTGCCTAATTTTTTCTTATCAATGAATGCTTGCGCTTTTTCCTGATTACCAAACCATTTATTTTTACCATCAGCTCCTATGATTGGCTCTACAGTTCGATTTTTTGAATTACTTGCATTTTTTTCGATATTAAAACTGCTTGTCGCTCCTGCTTCATCTTCGCTTGATAAAACGGAGTCATGCCCAACGGTGTTGATATTATTACTATTTGACTGCCCTTGTGCTGCAGATGTAGTTTTATTAACTCCTGAAACTGAGATTCCAGCGTTTGATCTTGTTCCTTCTGTTGTTTGAGTAGCTCCATCATTTTTCGATGACTCTCCAAGATTTGTTCCTTGGTTATTTGTGGCATCGTTGATAGTGTTGCGTTCACTTGGTTGTGCTGATTGATCAAGCCCATTGATACTTGGTGTAAAGTTTTCATTATTACTTCCCAATAATGATTGATAGTTTGATGGTATTGCACTGCTTAAAGGAGCTTCATTTTGTGAGTTATCTTGTGGTGCACTATGCATCGGGGTTACACCACTATCCACAGCTAAAGCTGCTGCGGACGACATAGGTCCATCATCTGGATTAATACCTAAACGTTCTGATGGTAACTGTGGCTGTGTTGAATTATCCTCAAAATAGTTTCCACCACTTGGAGATAATGGGTTATCTGGGTTATTTGAAGGGTCAAAATTACCAGATGTATCGAAATCAGCATCACCTTTGTAATTGTTGTTTAATAGATTATCAGCTTCCATTGATGGCTGATCATAAACAAAAGCTGTTCGACCTTGATTATCACCCTGTGGCACATTTTCACGTGGGATATATTCACCAGTCAAAGCATTATCTGGACTTGAACCTAATTGTGGTGGTGCTGATGGTAGATTAGGTGTACCTAATGATTGCTGTTGGTTGTTTTGAGTTTCTGTCCCTGTATTATGACCAGATAAGATATTCGCAGCACCACCCATTGCCATACCAGCTAAAGTGCCCATGACTGCTGCATCTTCAATACCATCATGCCAAGGCTTATCTAGTGCTAAGTTCTGTAAAATTTGCTCAGATACTGATTGTGGTAATTCTTCTAAAAAACCTTCTGAAATTGCACCTTCAACTACACGACGAGGTAGAGACTTCGCAGGCATTGAAGCAATCTCACCAGCTATTTCAGCTGGACCAGCACGTCCTGTTACAAGCATGGTATCCACATCACCAATACCCATTTTCTGGGCAAGACGACCACCAGCAAAACCAATCAGACCACCAAGTACACCTGTTGTTGCTCCTGCTAAAGATTGATCTGCTGTTAAACGTCCATCTACAGTTTCTTGGCGAATCTGTTCAGCTTGGCTACCTGCCATAACCGCACCTTCACCAACAGCACCAGCCACAACAGGATTTGCTATACCAGAAGCACGACCTAGTACACCACCAGCCAACATTGAAGGTACAGATTCAACTACCGTATTGGTAATTAATGAGGGATTTGTTAAAGCAACTTTTGTTTTATCAACAACCTTATCTACCCAATTTCCATCTTTACCAGCATCAGCAAACTCTTGTTGCTGGGCTTTATATTGGTCTGTATGTAAATCACCTAGAGCTTGTTTCGCTTCTTTAGGTCGAAAGCCAACAGTACCATCTTTATTCTCAAGTGTTTTACCAGTGGCACCATCAGACATGACATCCATGATACCAACTGCCAATTCAGGTACAGCAACTGCACCTTTTAAAGCAGATAAGCCAGTATCCTGTAAATGCCCTTTGATCCCTTTTTTTTGTTCTTTTCCATAGTCAGGATCAGAAAAAGGGTTACTATTCCCGTTAGAATTTAAATCTTTACCGTAGTTTGGATCAGTAAATGGATTTTTATTTTGAGAATCAGTCATGGTACGCTCCTAATAGCATGCCATGTATGTTCTAATTTAAAGGATTTTTAGTCTAACCTTAGAGGGGGGTCAAAATGACAAAGACTACTAAATACATTTTAGGTGGTTTGTTTTTTTCAATATTTGTAATTTCAAATTTAAAAATTATCTTAGATCAAAGAAACTATCAAAAGAATAAATTAGGAGAACAATCAGTAAATATTCAAAATATAAATCCCACTGAAAGTAGCAATTCATATGAAATAGAGACTAAAAACGATAACCCATTTTCAAACCCTAATTACGGAAAGGAAGATCAAGTCAATTTTACAGGGCCTAGTTTCCAAGAGATAATTGATAAAAATATACCCACCTCACCTAGACTAGATACATCATCCCTATACAACAATTATAATAATACTAAATTCAATAATTATTCTTATGAATCAAGCAAAAGCTCCAATAATTTAGATTATAGTAGTCAGAATGAGCCTAATGTAATCAGCAATGAAACACCTAATTACACTAGCAATGATATGATAAAATCTTATTCTGCCACCATGCCTCACTCACCACCAAGTAATATAACGAACTGTGATAATGCAGGATGCTGGGGATCAGATGGTACTCGTTATAATCGTGGTGCAGGTGATACATATTTTCCATCAACTGGAGGTTCATGCCAAAATATTGGTGGTCAAATGCAATGCAATTAATATGGTAGCCCATTGATATAATGGGCTGAAATTTATTGCAAATATTTAGCAGCACTTCCCTGACCGTAAATCTCATCAAATTGAGCTGCCTGTTGAGGATTCTTCTTTAATGCTGCAATATGATTTTGTGAAGGTTGTTGATTAATACTTTGAGATGTATTAACGAACTGCTGAGTCTGAGTATCAAATAACTGTTGTGGTCTGTTTACCATAGTACCTGATTTGTCATTCCACTCTTGGCCACCACCCACAGTCATATAACGGTCTTTACCAGTATCTGCTTTATTACCTGTATAACGGTTAATTTTTTCTTGAATAGATTTACGATCCTCATCTGATTTCGCAGAGTCATACTGTTCATACAATTTCTCTAATCGTGCTGAGTTACGAATGCCAAAACCTTTCTCAGTGGCATTAAGATTAAATTCACGATTAGCCAAATCATTGGTAGCTTGGAACTTTTGTGCATCAAAGCCTAAATTTGCATTAAATCGGTTGTTGGTACCTTGCTCACCTAGTTCTGTACGATAATTCTGTCCAGCTTGCCCCATAGCTTCACGCTGTAAAGCAGCAACATTATTTGCATCAGTCGTATAACGTTGATTCGCACGATTATCTTCACCTTGTTGTAAATCAGATAAAGTACGGACTTGATTTGCTGTTAATCCTCTTGCCCCTGCAATCGGTGTGCTTGCTGCACGAATTACAGCTTGACGTTCAGCTTCCTGTGCATCATTACGTTGAGGTGCTTGTACAGGGTTATTGCCATAACCTCGCATACCCAAGCCTAAGTTCATTTCACGTTGAGCAATTGCATTTTGAACCTGTTGTTCAGTTGGTCCCATTTCCTGAGTATTGGCAAATAAATTTTCCACCCCACGAGGGTCATTCACTGGATTTACTTTTAATCCTAATCCTTCTCCTTCTCGAATACCATCTGCTCGAGCTTGTGCAGCTGCACCAGGATTAGCGTAGCTAAAACTATTTCCTTTTTGCTGAATAGCATAAGGGTTAGAGTTCTGTACAGGATTTGATGAAGTTTGAACTTCTTGATGTGCTGGTGTTTGTGTTGTAGCTGGTGTTTTGGTATTTCCAAATGGATTATCTACTACAGCATTAGGATTATTTTGTTTAGAATTAAATTCAGGTTGAGTTGCTTTTGCTTCACTTGCAATGCGTTGTTTATCAGCATAAAACCGCCCAGCCTGTCCAAATGTTAACGCATTTCCCAAGTCTGAAGCATAACCTAATGCACGAACACCAAAATCTTTAGCAAATCCTTTTGCTGTTCCTAAATCTTCTGGTGACTGATCACCTAAACCAAAACGTTCTCGATAATCCTCACTTGGTGTAGCAGCATTTGCAAATAGAGAAGATGCAGCACCTAAATAACCAACACCTTTTACAAGCTTGCTATTGTTGACAAAGTTTCTTATACCTCCGCCAAAACCCCCACCTTGTGTTGGTGCTGGATTACTTGGATTTGCTGATGGTGAGCTGGTTGTTGAAGGTGTAGTTGATGTTGCTGGAAGTTGACGATTTACTGGTGTGACATCACGCATTTGTGACCCACCAATTCTATTTTGTTGTGCACGACGAATATCATCTGCACTTGGATAGGCACTTGGTACCAGTCCACCATTTGCAAAAAATAACTCAGGTTTACTTTGACCAGGCTTAAAACCCAATTGAGGTTGATCAACAGGCATATGTGTCTGATCTTTCATGGCATCAAGTGTTTGCACACCCACCGAATGAACTTGGTCAGGCGAGAGTTGGAATTCACCGTTACTGAGATTAACTGGCGTGGGATTCCCCATATTTTTTAAATTATTGGTACCAATCTGCTGAGTAGAATCAGCAGGCATAATATAACTACCTGCTGGAACATTTTTTTTAACATCATCAGAAGTACCTGTACCTGCACCTTGAATCAATCCTATTTCATCTTTTGGGCGTTTTTTTAAGCCATACATGACACTTATTCCAATATAAATATCATGTATGGTTAATCAATCTAAGCTATAGGCGTTAGCCTTACAGGGTTAGTACGAGTAATTGTGACTTGTACTTGTGCTGGTACTTTCTGACACACTTCCACCAATTGAAGCATTTGCACCAATACTTGCGGAAATATGCATAGCTGACATTGCACCTGCAGCCAATTGAGATGAAAACTGCCCCACTGCTTTGGCTGCTTCTAATGCAAGCTGTGCTTTTTGTATCGCATTTTGCATCTTGGCTTCATACTCTTTTAACTGCATTTCTGAAAATGCAATATTGGTACGAACATTCATATCTGCGTATCTTGCTTTCGTTTCAGCATTTGCAATCTGAGTACGAAGTAGCATGTCATTATATCGTGACTGAGTTTCCGCAAATGCAATATTGGTTCGGCTGTTCATATCAGCATAACGTGCTTGCATCTCAGCATTTGAAATAGAAACTCGTGACTTAGATTCAATATAACGGTTATAAACATCTGCATTCGCAATCGTCGTTCTTAAACTTAGGTCTGCATAACGTGAGTGTGCTTCTGATACCGCAATCGCTGTACGTGATTTCATATCAGCAAACCTAGCCAATGACTCACTATTGGCAATACCAACACGCATACGCATTTCAGCAAACTTGGCTTGTGCATCTGCAAATGAGATTTTAGTCCGTGATATTGAGTCAATAACGCTTGCTTGAGTATTTACTCTGGATGTTTCAACGTCGGCTTGTGCTTTAAATAACTCTACTTGTGAATTAAATGCTGATGTATTACTTTGAACAACACCCATTTTTGCATCAATTTCCGCCTTGTACGCTTCAATATTTGCTTGATATTCAGATATTTTCACACGTGCAGCTTCGAGGTTGAGTTCAATTTGTTTAGATTTAACATTGGCTTTAGCAGATACGCCATCTACAGTTGCTGCATACATACGAGCAAGCGATTCATACATGGATGCCTTGGAAGTTTCAGCCTTAATTTGGGAATCATATGCTTCGACTTTAAGCTTTTCAGCTCCAATCTGTTCAGAATATGCTTGAACCTCAGATTTATATGCATCAAATTTAGTCGCAATCAATCCAGCTCGTGCAGTCGCACCTTGAACCAATGCTTTATATACCTCAACATTGGTCATAACCGCTTCAATTTTAGCTTTAAAAACATCAACTTTTTGTTGATTGAGTTGCCCAATAACTGCCTGTGCATCAAGCATTGCTTTGTAGGCACTGATCCGTGAAATAGTTGCATCAATTTTAGTTTTATAAACTGTGATCAAACTTTCAAATGCAGAATTTTGAGCATTAAAAATACTAATCTGAGCATTTAGTACACTGATTTTACTGTCAATTTGAAACTTAACCAATTCCATGGTGTTAGAAACATAAGCAAGCCACATATCTTGCTTCATTTTTTCCAATGCCATACCTTGCTCAGTAAGGAAACGGATATGCTCAAGCTGTTTATCAAAAGACTGAATTAAAATATCACGATTTAAATCCGCAATAGCGAGTTTACCTTGATCACGAATGTCGCTGACCTGCTTTGCCAACATCCCTTGTGGCATTGAAAAACCACGACTTGCCCACTCGGTAACAGCTTCTTGTACGGCTCGTTCAGTTTCTCGACTGGTACGTTCTCTTGCTCGATTAAATAATGATTGCTCAACTGCTGCTGGTAAACCAAGTCCTGTATGGCTTCCATCCAACCATGAACGGATTTCCAATACCAATGGCTTAATTGCACTCTCAGTATTAAAAGTATAATAATCTTGTTTAACAACCTTACTGGCATCAGAGATTAAAGCATCAATATTATCTGGAATCGCTATATTGAACTCAGGTGGTTTGCCTTCAAATACAGGAATTTCTTCATATTTGAAATCAGGCAATTGAATTTTTTCCATGACATCCATTTCTGGAATGACAATTGTTGGTGCACTAGGCATTTCAACATCGTCATTAATTTCAGGTCTTAATGGAACCGAAATCACATCCATACTTGGTGCTGTGGGTAAATTTAAAATTGGTGCTTCAGGCGTTGCTGGTAATTCCAGATCGCTTAAATCTAAATCCTTAATTAAATCACTTAAATTAATTTTGTCTGGTAAGGCACCTGCATCAAAATTTTGCACATCAAAAGTTGGTGCTATTGGCAAGTTAATTGCGGTATCAAACTCAGGGATCATTGATGCATTAATAAAATCAGGTGTAGATAAATCCTCTGAAAAAATTGGAGCATCAGGAATATCTATATTTAAACCTGTAAATTCAGGACTAATAATCTCTTTAGGTTGCTGAATATCAAGATCAATGACAGGCGGTACAGGACGCTCAATATTTAATTCAGGTGCCTTTAAACCGTCTAAGGGTTCAAAACCTGTTTCACTAGGCTTCGCTAGATTTGATGGTGCTGGCACATCTGAAACAGTAATTTCAGTGAGGTTGCCTAAAGCTTCAGATACATCACTCGCATAAGTGTTAACTTTATCCTCAAAATAATAGAGTTTTTGAGTGACTTCTTTCGTCACAATATCAATTTGTGGAACTGTAACTGTCATCTTAAACTCTCCGCTTTGTAGCAGATATATCAATATTTAAGTCATTAATATATCCATGCTCACCTGATATTTTGATTTCAAATGCAAAGTGACGACCACGTAAACCACGACCAAACAAAACACGGCCATTCGTTAGATAATCCGCTTTTTCTGTAGGCAACAAATAGTAATAGGTTTGCTTAGTACCACTTTGAGTAGTGCTTACACCAATTTCTAACTTTCTGGAAATACCAGAAAGTTCATATTCTAGATATGCCCCTAAAGGATGAACTAATTGTCCTTGTCCTAAATCTAATTGTCCTGTTACCAATTTTGCTTCTATTAATTCTTTGGCATCCAGTTGATACAAACCATCTTCTGCAACACCATAGAGCACGCCATTAATTACAACTAATTCACTAAAACCATAATCTTGGTAACGGCTCATTGCCCATGTATCAACATTTGCTGTCCATGCATATCCATATTGTTTTTCTTTAGAATAATCATCTTCTATAAAAACAAGGTCGTTAATTAATTGCTTGGTAATATTCTTCCCTTGATTAAAATCATATGCCGTCAATGTTTCATTAATTATTTCTTGAGATTTGCGTTGTTGCTTTAATAATTCAATAATGTTGATCGTATCAATGACACGTTGTTTTGCAGTTATACGCTGACGATATTGTTCTGAGTATGAAACATGATCCACAACAAAATCAGAATATCGAGTGATACAACTATCCTGTGCAATCAATGTTTCTGCAATCACTGATCGTGATAATTTTTTAAGTCTATAATTTTCTTGATAAATAATCTGCTCAGTTGTAAAAGCTCGTAATTTGTACTTTAAAGAAGCATCTAAAATATCAAGATCATCATTAATTGAATCTTTAAAACGAGCAATTGCTTTAAAATTCTCTTTAATTTTTAAAGCTTCATTTAATTTTGACAAACTATATTTTTTAGTATTGAGGTTTTCACCAATTAACAATTGCTCAATATTTATATTTCGTTGTTTATCTTTTTGTGCTGATGTAGAACTAATATTATCTTGAATCAATGACTTTGCACGTAAGCGATTTTTAAAAATATCAGAAACAATAATTTGATCATGGATAAAATCGACGTGGCGTTTACGACCAGTGAAATGATCAGTTGCCTTAATTTCATCTTTGACTGGAAAAATAGCAGAATCAACTAATTCATCTTTGACTAAAACAACATCACCTGACAGCACAGAAAGCCGATATAAAGAATCTTCTTTAATCCTAATGAGCTCTTCTGTGACTGCTTTGGACTTCCCAATAGTATTATTGGAATATGCTATCGTTTCCTGAATATCATCTCGATATAAAGTCACTCGTTAATTACTCCAATAAAATGATAGGAAGATTTATGATCAACTAAACTTGTATAGCCCCATTTGTATCGACGGTTATACTGGTCTGTTTCAGATATATTTGCATATTCACTGTCACCAAAACCAACCCTACAGGCATCACGATAAAAGTATGACAAGTCACCGCCAGCATCAACTGGTGAGAATGCGAAATACCATGTATCAGGAACATTAGGATGTACCAGCTTTGCTCCAACACTTTGATAGCTGAAATTTACTTTACCAATCGTTTTTCCACTAATACTTTCAGTTTTATCATAGGGTTCAATTGAAGGTGCACTTCCACCTATTAACACTCCACCAGCTTGGAAATTTCCAGATGCTCTACTTGTATACGGTGCACAGACACCACTTACATCTATATAGCCAGAACCCACACCAAACCAATCACCAGAGTCGGCAAAATCACTATAATCAGTAGGGTTGTAGTTTGGTGGGCCATAAACATAGACATATTCACCTGTTTTCGGAATTGGTTCCCCTTTACCAATTCCCCCTAGATAGTGAAATATAGGGTCATATGTCCATAGCGGATAAGATGTTGGGTCAGCAACTGAACCTAACGTATGTTTTTCATTAATTGATTCACTAACTGTTGACTCTTGATATGCATATAAAATTCCATCTCGATTAAATGCAGGTACACATATGCCAACATCCAAAGAGTTCGATGATTCTGTTTTTATTGTGGTTTCATGCTTGTAGTATCTAGCACGACTTAAACTACCATGTGTGAATAATAAATAAGGTGTTTGATAAGCTGGATTTCCATAGCCCAAATCTGATCCCTTAATATGAGTATAAATAGTAGATTCTGGGGCTTCTCGTCGATCATCAAAATCAGATGTATAAAAATACCCCATTAAACCTGTGGAACCAGTTGTTTCCGTTTTTTCCCATTGGCCAACAATCATTATATCTTCAAAAGTGGATTGCACTTCTTTATGGAACGTACGATTATCAATAAAGAATTTAACGACTTTAAGCTGATCTTCAACATAACAGCCAAACATAACCGTATCACAACGTACAAACTCTCCTGTGTAATCAGGCGAAGCAAATATAAATGATTCACATCCTTGACCTGTTAATTCAGGAAATTTCAAACGTCCCATAGATGTTGGGTATTGTTTACCTAACAACCAACATACTGCACCGCTTGATACTCTTGTCACACTCCCTGAGTGTGATGCAATGGGTTTAGCTTCATAATTATCCCAATAATCAATATCATTTTCGGTTACACCTGATGGATTACGTAAACTATCTAAAGCTTTTTGATAAATATCTTCCTGCGGTACCCGACGCAACTTATACAATATTGCTAATGTCTTTTGCTCGCCTTTAGGGAGAAGTACACCTAATTTATTTAAATATTGAGAAATAACTTCAACATAGTTATTCTCGACATCTACTTTATCAAGCCATCCTTCTTTCTGCGCTGGAACTAAATTTAATTTAATCTTGTACCCATAAGCGTACATTAAGCCATTATCAGCATATCCCCAACAGGTATTAAATCCTTCATTTCCCTTTGAATTGAAAGACCACCCACAAGCAATATACATTGCCTCATATTGATAAAAATCAGAAGTATCACATACCTTAATAACTGCGCCTGCCCTACGCCATGCTTGAAAATCTGTTCCCAAAGGAAAGGTTTCGCCACTTGGCATTCCACCAAAACGATCCAATATTTTCAAAATTTCATCATCACTCACTTCTTCAATATATTCACGAAATGCTTCAGTGGTCGTTGCAGGTATAAGCGGTAAAGGCATTGCCCAAACACCACTTGGATCAATCTGTATTAACCAAGGTTTATTTTCACTATCAAAAGAAACAAGATGATTCTTTCTGAACTTATAATCATATTGAAATTGGCCATCAATATTGGGTAAACCTGAATAACCAGGCAATCGAATACCATCTAATTCACCAGTTATTTTTTCAATATAACTATCTGTTAATTTAAATGCTGCTTTTTCTAAATCGCTCTCAGGTAAATTAGAAATATCCTGTCTTCCATAGCCACCAACAATTTGCACAACCTCAACCATAGCACCGCTATACCAAGTAGGACGCTGTTTAACATATTGAGTGTGGGTATAAATTCCAGAATATCTAGGTTTGAAGTATTGAAAATTTGGACTATATTCAATTTTAAATTTTTCTAATTCTATGTCTTTTTCTGGCAAATTCTCATTAGAGTAATGAACCAATCTTCGTCTGGATTGTTCAGTTAATTTAATACCAACTTTTCCACCTTCTGTTAATGGGATGGATTTTGTAATGATTCCGCTATATAGCATTGGAATATAAAGTTTTGCTAAACCATCAGGTTCAAATTCAGCGATCTTTAACTCTTTATGTGCAATGGCTTTTAGAAGTCCTGCCATATCTTGAAGAATAACATAGCCACCATCAGGCAAGTTCTTGACCTGCCTGATGCTCTCAAGATTTGATACGGTTTTATTATTTGATAGTTTTTTAATCTCATGATCAATAAAGTTTTTATCACTATTACTTAATTGACCATTTAAAACCAATAATCCGTATGGACGTGGACTATGCATAATTTATTTATGCTGCGGTGAAGCTTAGTCGGTAACCAATTTCATACTCGTCACCGTCTTGGAACACACGTGCTGCTGTATATTTTGATGCTGAGATTAAGGTGCCAGTTGTACCGCCTTTTGTACTATTCGTTAACATTGCTGCACCTGTCACTGTCAATTGTGAAGATGTTGCAATAGTAACTTTAGCAACTGAGTTGAAGTTATCAATTGAATTAGTTGATGTATTTTGAGGTGTCCATTGTGGGCGTGTCGCAGATGTATAACCTTCAGTCATACTCACAATTTCAGCTGCAACAGAGGCAAAATTTGCTGCCGTCCAATTGGCTGCTGGTGCTGTTGCCCCACTGAACAATGCTAAGTAGTAACCTGCAGGTTTCGCAGTTGTACCCATTGCAACATTGAGCAAATGTGCAAGACCTTCATTTACCACAAGGTTGTGAGTCGTTTGCCATTCACCACCATTAATTCGGTCAAAATATTCACCTTGAGCCAAAATCCCCTGTTTTGGAAAATAGATGCCTTGTTCAGTCACCTGATAGTTTTCCGCTTTTAAATCATTCGCCAGTTCTTTCGTGTTCATCATTAGATACCATGTAAGTAAACAATGACATCACGTTACAATGGTTGTAACCCTTCTCCCTAGCCTTACAGACCTACCAGACTTTGCAGTGATTCCTTTTAATATGCCAGCTTGTAGCTCAATAATCTGACCACTGGATGTTCCAAGAATATAACCATTCTCTGCCAACCATAATGCAGTCGTATTGCCACCCTGAGATATATCAGGGCCAATATCATTATTGTCAATTTCAATCGCACTATCAGGTACTGGTGCATGAGAGGTCTTAGACTGAAATGTCATTTCTGCTGGATTAGTCCCTGTTAGGAAAACAACATGAGTTACTTGCCCAATCCAAATACCACTATCAACTGGTAAAATGAAAGTAATACGTTGTGGCATAATGACAAAGCCAAATTTTTCATCATGAAGATGGTATGCCATTGGCTCTGAAAATCTGAGTATGTTTTTATCTGCTGTCAGCAAACGTCCTTGCCAATATTTCATATATCGACCTGTCGGCATAGGGGATAAGCCTTTAAACCGAGCTGTCATACCCAAATCCAAACTAGAAATCGTAATTAAATTTGTACTGATTGGATAATCTGAGTGAAGTTGTAATTCAGTACCATTTCGATCTGTGACATAAATTCTGACATGGGTAACAGATTGATCTAAGCAGAAAGGTAGATTGACCTGAATACTGGCAAATGCCTGATCTTCAAGTGATGTATTTGAAGTAAGTTCAATCTGGTCAGAAGCTACTTGAGATAAAGCAGATTCTTGTTGATTACGTATCCAAGCAATAGCAACACTATACGTTCCACTTTTTAAGGAACCGCCACTTTCAAGCATACTCAACATTGGCATGGCTGGCGTGTCTATTGTTAATGGTTGAATACTTTGCCCGTTATAGGTCCAAATCCCTGTTTCGTTTGCGATATAAACGAGATTATTCAAAACTTCATACAGCGTTAAACTATCGCCGATAGTGGCCAGAACTTCATGCTGCCAATTGAGAGGATCTAATTTAACCAACTGATTGCCTAATGTGGCGAAAACATCCTTATGCAATGGACTTTGCCAAATATTTTTAAATTTTAATTTTGAAACAAGTTCAACCCCGTTTCTTAAATTTACTCGACCAGTTTCAGTAATATCAATATTAATGGCATCACGTAAATAAAGCCTTGGTGCATCACCACCAAGTTTTAATCCATCATCGGCCACTACGTTATTCATTCCAGCAATAGGGAATAATTTTACAGCTACCATCAAAAAGCCCCTTTCCTAAATTGATCAGCATTACCATCGGGTCTGATGTAATGAACTGCTGGTTTTATATTAGGAACGGATAGCCTGAATGCGTCAAAACCTACAGCTTGTATTATCTGAGCTGGAATCTCAACTACTGTTCCTGTAACACGCATACGTTTATCAAATTGCGTATAGTCATATTCCATAACAAAACTATCAAAGCCTTGCGCTTTTAGATCTCTAACTTTTAATGAAATCCAAGCCTTTCCAAATGCTTCATTGGTAAAACCACCATAGTTTCCCTTTACTAATTCACCGACTCGTAAACCTTGCCACATAAATGGAGTATCACCACTTAAACGAGTTCCCATTCTTAGTGCATCAAAACCATTCACCATCAGCTTTCTATGAAAATGGGACACCCAATTCAACGTTGAAAGATTCAATGAATCAAAACCACTTGGCTTAATTGTTCTGTGTAAGGGTTCCTTAATCTGCAGGGTAGGTTTTCCAAACAAAGCCATGGCAGCTGAACTAAATTGAGTGATCTGTTGCGTTCCATCCCCAACAGAATGCCAACCCATTCGATATAATTGCATTCCTTTTACTTGAATATATCGACGTTTGAGCTGTATTTGAGGCGTTCCATATCCAGAAAGGTTACCTAAACCTAAATTTTGAAGTACTCGATGCTTTAAAGTAATTCTAGTGCGCCCAAAAACTTCTCCTGGTGGTCTATTGCCACTGTCACTATTCACATAGTGCCCATTGCCACCTGGATTATTAGCTACCGCTTGTTCGGGTGCCTCCATGACTGCATAAATGGTATGTGGTGAAAATCTAGGTGTTCCAACAATAATTGATGAATCAATGCCCTTATCTACTGATACAGTACGGTTTTTAAGGGTTACAGTAGGACCTTGCTCAAAGAGCGGCATACTAATCCCGTAATCCATCAAAATACCATTAGATTGAATTTGAGTATCAGTTCCGAATTGTGATGCAATAAAACCACTTGCGAATATGACATTGGTTCTCAAGGATGGTGTTGAAACTTGACCAACCGGTATTGGAATTCCATGGCCCCCGTTTTCTATACCATCGATTTCTACCGCACTTAGCCATATATATTGGGGAAAATAAGGTGGTACACCTGTTTTAGTGACTTTATGCGTTGGAATAGCCCATTGTGTAAAACCCGTTACTGAAAACTGTCTATCTCTAAATGCAATTTCACTTTTACCCCATAGCAATGACTCGCTTCCTAGCTGGTTGATATTGCGCCATTGAGTCCTAATATTGGCTTGTCCAAATTCCTCACTATTATGTCCACGAACTCCCAATTCAGGCGTTACATTATGTAGAACAGGTTCACCAAATAGATCCCTGTGCGACCAGCGTGTCGTAATCTTATTCCAGTGGATACTGAGTGAAGGTGTACCAAAAGCTTGGTGATCATCAAAGCGCCCTACTTCTTCGATATATCGCGTATACAAATCAATACGATGAATAGGAATGTGAGGAGGTGCAATAGTATATCTTTGCTCAAATTTTAAAGTCCTGATCCGATCAGCGATCATGGGTTTACCAAATTCAAGACTTTCAAAATTCCCAATTCGATTATAGTAACGACGATTATTTGCAATATTCGCAAGACCAAATGATTGAGTGCTCACTCCTTTGGGTGCAATGACATATGCTGAATTATAAACGACAGACCAACCGCTAAAATATGGCGCTTCTATGCCTTTTAATATAAGTTTACGCACTCGATCAGCGATCATTAATCGACCAAAATTTAATTGATCAATACCATGGGGCAAAATAGATCGCGCTTTGTTCTCAATACTTGGTTCAGATACTTTTGAGAAGTTACTACCAATTGCACCTATGGTTTTATTTCTGTTCTCTACACTGGTCCATCCATTCCATTTAGGCGGAACAAGGCCACTATCTCCGTCAAAGTACATCGTGATGTATTGGCGCTTGTTCCAAAGCTTAGATGCACCAAAACGATGACCGGCTTCTTGTCCCGTTGTTAAGAAACCTTTGGGCTGTATATATTTTTTCCATAAATCAATAAAAGCCAGTCCAAATGGATTGGCAAAGCCTTGTGGATAGATAGACTGGCTTTCAGGAATAATGCGTGTGCCAAATAAAGTGGCGATAAAACCCGATGCTTGAATATGCTGTGTGCCACCAATCCGATGTATTGGAATCTTCGGATAATCAATTGAGGAAGGAGTAAGCGAGCGCACCCCATAAGATAGCCAAGCTTGATTGCCATACGCTGCATGTTCAGCACCTTTAACCAGTAGCTGCCTACGTCCATGCTCTATTCGTGGCGTACCATAACTATCTGCACTAATTCCCGTAAATGAGATATTTCTATATCTAAACCAGATGCTATGTTGACCAAAACGAAGTGCTTCCCCACACAATCCAGCATAAA